CGTTTAAACGGTACAGACCCGAGTTCGATGGTTCGTTGCACAAGGGAACCCCTTCGGCCTTGGTTACGGCGCAGCAAGCTGCGACGCTCCTCGGCCTGAGGGTCAATCCTACAACGCTCTATCGGTGCATACCTTACACTTGGCTTGCCGACTACTTCGCAGCCACGTCTTCTAGCCTGCAAAGGCTTGAGGACGAGCTGACCGGAGAAGTGGTTTGCCGAAGGTTCCACCTCATGCGCACGACATTTGACCGGTTTGAATACCGCGTCAAGTTCGAGACACGTGACGGAAAGGCCCACGACATTACGTGGGTCAAGGAAGCATCTGTCAAGCGCAGAGTGCCTGCAGAGAATGAGTTCGGCTTTTCCGCATCGCCTGGTGGTTTAACCGGCATGCAATCGGCTGTTCTCGCGGCTCTGGGAGGTTCCCGGACCCGTAAGTAGCCTTCCTGCTTGGCAGGGAACACATTTCAGTGAGATTGACGTCCTCGCTGAATCCTGCCTCGTTAACCGTCCATATACTCTTGGAGGTCTAACGCTTATGTTTGCCGATCCTTTTGTCTTGCCGGTGAATGGAACGAATGTGAATCTTGCGCGCATCGTTTCGGGCAATCTCACCTCGGCTTATCGAGCCGCGGATGGGCTAACCTTATTCGATATCGCGCACAAGATCTCTCGTGGTGCGGCTGCCTCGCGTGTAAACTCGAGCATCCACACCGAGTGGCGGAAGCCGAAGGAAGAAAATCCCTCCGACTACCACTCTCTCCATATCAGAACCGTCATCGACCGCCCCGAGGTTCCAAGCCTGGGGTGGACCGAGTCGGAGCTGATTTTGTTGTGCGCCGCCCATGCGGCGATTCTCAACACATCCAGCTACATCACCAAGCTCTACGGCTTACAGTCGTGATGGTCCGCTCGTAAGCGGGCTGCTTGGCATGTCCTGAAGTTGGTTCAATCCAGCTCAGGGGACATAGGGCCCCATGAACAGGGTCGTTCGGCTCACTACAAGCGTTTCGATGCCTACCCGAAAGGGAGACATGAAAAGCGATGAGAGAGACCAACTAGAGTTCATGCACGCAGTCTACCAAGACGCCTGCATGCGGTGTTCTGCTGTCGTCTCTGATGTACGTGACCTTAATTACATTAGGTCACGGGTCAATTCGGAGGGTTTGTCGTTCTTGACGATCACCCTCCCGGCCTTCGCCAGAGACTTTGAAAGGAGTCTCGACGAAGGAGAGGTGTCCGCATCAGCATTCCTGGGTTTCAGGAAGTCTGGAGCAATCCCGGCTTTCTTGCAAGGTATGCTCGGACGTCTCTTTGACCAAGAGACTGGAAGGATAATCGACTATGAAGCCGATCACCCCCAGATCGTACAGGCAGTCCGTCAGGTCTGCCTTCTCTTCAAAAAGGTTGAGTTGGAGTGCTCGCCCCAAAGGCGGGCTCAAGCTCTGGCCAACTATGTTGATGTTGAGCGTCTCAACAGCTGTTATACACCACCTGGACCAGATGACTCTTTTTACAGGGTCTCTGATCTGCTTTGGGGATCTGTGCTGGCAGGGTTCAACCCAGCCGACATGGTACCTAAGCATGGTCCTGGTGCTGTTGTTGAAGGGAATCGCGGCAACGCTAAGTACCTTTGGCAGCGCTGGCACGAACGCATCGAGAACTTCTTCCCGTTCTGGGGCTTTGCGATGCCTGTTAGGGCGTCGGATTCGCCCCTTAGCGAGGAACCCGATGGTGTAACGTTTGTGTCTTCGGAAGAGGAGCAACCCGTGAGGGTTGTTTTTGTACCGAAAACGCTGAAGAGCCCACGAGTTATCGCAATTGAGCCCATGTGCATGCAATACGCACAACAGGCTCTTCGTGACTTCCTATACACTCGTATTGAGAGTCACGTGCTTACGGCAGGTCGTGTCAACTTCCGCGATCAGTCCGAGAACCAACGCATTGCGCTAGCTTCGTCTGAGTCGGGTCAGTATGCAACAATTGACCTGAGTGACGCATCGGACAGGGTTCCCTTGTCCGTTGTGACCGAGATGCTTCGATCGCTTCCTGATTTAAGGGATGCGATTATGGCATGTCGCTCAACGGGAGCGCTCTTACCCAACGGTGTCACGGTGACGCCTCTGAGTAAATTCGCTTCGATGGGATCCGCTCTCTGCTTTCCTATAGAGGCTATGTACTTCTACACCTCATGTGTAGATAGTCTCTTGCGGGTGGCAGACCTCCCAGTAACTTGGGATTCCGTGCGAACGGTTTCCAAGGACATCCGTGTGTACGGTGATGACCTTATCGTGCCCTCGGAACATGCAGAAACGGTCTGTGATTCCCTGCAGAAGTACAACTGCAAGGTGAATGCCAACAAGTCTTTCTGGACTGGAAAGTTCAGGGAGTCTTGCGGCGTTGATGGGTACGCAGGGACGGAGGTAACGCCTCTCTACTTGCGTCAATTACGCCCTACAGATCGGCGCGAAGCCCGCCAGTTATTGTCTTGGGTCGCCCTGGCCAACGCCTTTCAAAAGAGAGGCTATGTGCGCACGGCGAATCTCATGTTCAGCACATGTGAGAAGATCCTCGGGCCCCTGCCTGAGGTCCCCGTTGACTCTGGTGTGGTGGGGAAAGTGGCCGTTAAGCCTTACAATGATCGTAAGTCGGTTAGATGGCGTCTGAATCCATCCACTCAGGTGATAGAAGTTTTCGCCTGGGTGCCGGCTCCGGTTAGGGTTAGCGATTTGCTTGACGGTTACCCCGCTCTCCAAAAGTGCCTTTTGACACTTGAGGGGCGTCACGCCGAGGTTTCAGAAGCCTCGGATCATGCCCGTCGCTTGTTAGAGGTTACGGATGGGGTGCCTTGGACATCCAGCGGTGGATGGCTCAGTCCCGTGCAGAATATCAATATCTCTGCCGTGGATTCAAGGCACTTAGAGCGTAGCGTAGTGCGCGGCGCACTTACACTTAAACGCCGCTGGGTAACCCTTCAGTAAGGGTCCTGGCTGGTTCCGCCGACGTTTTACGACGCAGGCGTGG